TCAAAATACCACTCTAGTAACACAAATCATTAAATTAAAACTTTATAAACATTGTATTAGATAATATATATTTGATATTATTAATGTAAAGTTATATTGTTTAACAACTAATATAGTAACATCTTTCTAGTAAGGATATATGCTTAAAGAAATAATAGATTTACCTGGGCAATGTATTTATGGTTTAATAAATAAACTAGACCAGAAGATATTTATTGGGTATACTAAGGATCTAGTAACAGCCCTTAATAGAATTGCTAAGGATATTAAATCTAGTAACCATGTTTTAAAAAAAGATATAGACAATATTAAATTAGTTATATTAGAAACTATTCAAGATGAATCCTTGTTACGTTCCAGGTACCAATTCTGGTATAATCAATATAGTAACATGGGTTTCCTTCATTATCGTAAATATAAAGCTTTGGGTTCCTATAAACTCTTTAGGGAGATTGTATTAGATAAGCAGGGACATGTGCCTAAGATACATGTTTCTTTGCGTTATGGGAGATCTAAGAGAGTTTTAGTGGGTATATTTAGTAGTGTACCTGAATGTGATGAGTTTGTCAATCAATATTATCCTAATAAGAAAGATATTAGTTGTATTATTTATTCTAGTAACAAGTTAACAAAGGACTATCTTTCTAATGCTGGTTAATATATAATGAGTAAGTTAGAGTTAGGATTAGTAGCCACTTTTTATTTTACTATAATTCTAGTAACAATGGTTTGGTCTTTTATATGGTCTACTATTTGGTTCTTTAGGACTTATAAGTATAGGAAGAAGATGAGACGTAGAAGACATCTTAGGTTAATAAAGTGATGGTTCTTTATTATTTTCAAATATTAGTTAATCCTCCGATGACAGATTTTAATTTTTTGTTAAAAAAAGAATTAATAATTAATAATACTGACAACCATATTAGAACTATCATATTGGAATATAAATGATTCTATTTATAGTTTTATTCCTTATTATATTATTTAATGTAAGATTTAAATCTAGTAACATAGTAAAGTGTGATCCTAATCATAAATGGATATATATGGATACTAATGTGGGTAAGGTTATGGTTTGTGAGGTTTGCAAAAAGCGACCAGAGGATTTAATGTGATGGTATTATTTGGATATGAATACCCTGGTCTTTTACAAGGAACCGTATTTATTGATTATATACCGAAAGATGAATATATACTATCTGATTATAATATAATAATTTTGGAGTATAAATGAAAGTGTTAGTTTGTCGTATTTTTAGATATGGTGGAACTTATTCAACATTTGATATAGTTAATAAAGATCTTATAGAAAATTGGTTTATACCAAATATTATTCTGGAGTATAAATGAAACGTGACATGTTAAATGACATGGATTATATGATGAATGAAGATGCTTCTATGAATAAAAGAAGCTTTAAATTAATAGAAGGTTCTACTCCTTTAAATGAGTTTATGTGGAAGTCTAGTAACTTAGATCTTGACGGACGAATGATTTCTATGTTACACTTAAAATATGTTGATTATATCGACCTTATTAATCAAAATATCAAGCCTTTTAAAAAACTCTAGGAGGTTTATGGTTCAACGTTGTAATTCTTATACTATTTAACAACTATAGTATAGGAGTTATTACAATGAAACAAGATGAAAAAGTTATAGGTCAAAGATTCAATAAATTATTAATTCTAAAAAGAACAAGATTATATAAAAATACTCGAAATTGGATGGTTCTTTGTTTATGTGATTGTGGAAATGAAAAAGAAATTCCATTAGGTGCGGTTAAATTTGGTTCAACAAAATCTTGTGGTTGTTTTAGAAAAGAAATAGCTTTAACTAGAAAAGTTACTAAAGCTTTTAAAGAACCAGGCAAAGCTGGATTACATATTTGCTATACTAATATAAAATGGAATGCTAAGAGTAGAGATATAAATTTTGAATTAACAATAGATCAAGTTAAAGAAATAACATCTAAAAAATGTTATTATTGTGATAAAGAACCTTCTCAAATAAGTAGATCTAGCAAAAGTTTTGGATATTATTTTCATAATGGAATTGATAGAATAGATAATAATATTGGTTACATTTTAAAAAATTGTGTTCCTTGTTGTAAGAAATGTAATTGGATGAAAATGGATTTAAATATTAATGAATTTAAAGAACTCGTTACAAAAATTTATAAACATTTTATTATTAAAAAATAAGGATATTATGAATAAATGTTCTTTTTGTTACAAAAATGCGTCACAAGTTTATCCAGATTCAGGATTCTATAGGTTAAATGATTTGGTTTATTGCAGTCTTAATTGCTTCAATGATGAAAATAAAAAGGTTCCAAAACCTAAAAAGCAAAAGACTTTAGGTAAAGCTATTATAAAAAGTTTAAAGAAAGTTATTAAACATAAAGGTAAAAAGAAACTTGAAACGAAAAAAAGAAAAGTCTCATAAAATTAAATATAGTAACATTAATAAAAAAGATCTTGATATTGTTTTAGGTGATAGTTATTTTAATGGCGACTATACTCTTAAAGATGAATTGGATAAATATGGTGAGGATATCATATTTAATCAATATTTAGTTGAAGATGGTAAGTTTACTTTTTTTAATGCTTGGTCTAAGAATTATGTTTTTAGTTTGGTAAGAGATTTAATGAATGATCAAATTATATTAGGTTTAAAAAGAAATCCTCCTTATGAAAAATAATAAGAAATTAACTAAAGATAATTTAAAAACTAAATTAATTGAAACTATCGATTTAATGGATAATATTCTTCTATTAGATGAACAATTACCCGATGAAGTTTGGAATAGTTTTTATAAACATATTCAAAAAACTCGTAAGTTATTAGGTATTATAAAGTGAAAAAAGAAGTTAAACCTCCTGAAGGTACAGAAGATTTAGGGGAGAAGAATAATTACGCTTACAAGTGTAAGAAATGTGATCAAATTGTGAACTTTCATTTTATTCTCAAATTTATTCTGGATTCGGGATTATGTCCCAATTGTTTCCATGAATAGAGGAATATTTTATGCTAATACAAAAGAATATTTATTTAATTTTTGTTTAAGAAGCGAAAGTGATTTTAATAGATGTTCAGAAGAACATAAAGACGATAAATCATTTATTATTATTTTTACTATCAATTCAGAAGAAACATTTGAATATAAACATTGGGATTTATAATGGAAAGTAATCTACGTATATGTAAGTCGTGCAAACAAATTAAAACTAGAACCTTGGCCGGTAAATGGAAGAAGGATAGTAAATTTACTGATGAGAATGGTAAGCTTTGGAATGGCAATTTATGCCCTCCATGTAACATCGATAGGATCAAAATTAAAATGAGGATTAAACGTGTTCCGAAAAATTAGTGCATCTATTATACTTCTTTTAATAGTTTTTTTATGTTATCCAATTCATTATGTTAATCCACAATTAAAACCTCTGACAAATGAAATATTTAGTATTGTAAATCAATATTGTAAACCTGGACAATACTATAATCCTAGACATACGTTTGTTTATTTTAAGAAATTAAAAGAACCTATTGTCGGTCAATGTGGTATGGGAATACAACGATATTCTATTGTATTAGACCCGCCTTATTGGAATTATTATAATGACAATGATAAATTTCAATTATTAGTTCATGAATTTAGTCATTGTATATTATTTAAGAATCATGTTGATGATCCAAAGAACTATATGTTTTCCAGTATGGTTAATTTAAATAAAGAACAGGTAAAGGAACAGTTTATAAAAGATTTAAAAGAACATTGTGAAAAGAAGGTTTTGATTTATCAATGAAAACTTTATATTATGTTACTAAGCATAAATATTTTGATTGGGAATTTTATTTACCCAAATTGGATATTAAAATATTGGAATACAAATGATTAAAATTGATAATGAACACATAGTTGCAATAGATGTTGATCAGACTTTGTTTATGCACGATGATGATCTTTTTTTTCCAGATAAAATTATTAATCCTTACTCTAAAAGTGTAATAAAAGGCTCAGCAAATTTTACACATATAGAACTTTTAAAACAATATAAATCTCGTGGTTTATTTGTTATAGTATGGTCTAAGGCCGGGGTTTTATGGGCAGAAGCTGTTATTAAACATTATAAATTAGAACCTTATGTAGACTTAATTACAACTAAATTTGATAGATATGTTGATGATTTAGAAGCTAAAGATATTCTTGGTGAAAGAGTTTATATTAAATGACCCTTCTTTGGTGGTGTACTTTAGATAATTTATTTATGTATGAGACATATCCAAACTTAGATTTTCAAAAATGTGATATAAAAGTTTTGGAATATCAATGAAATTAATCTGGTCATCAATTTTAGAACGATGTATTATTTATAGTGGTACTACTGAAGAATGGTTTGGTGGTATAACTATTTTGGAGTATGAATGATGATTCTTTATTATTTAGATTATGGGAATAAAAAATATAACGGTTTTGACTATATAAATAGTCTTAGATTCTCTGAAGATAATGGATTTAGAACTAAAATATTAGAATATAATTAAGGGATAAACACGCGGCTCGCACGATCAGTTCTAACGCCGAGATCGATGTGGCACCAATATTTAGTTGCATCTGGGCTCTCTAACCAAAGCGAATACTTCTTTAAAAGGTCGGGTCTACTCTTTATTAATCTAGCTAAATCCTGAGTTTTGTTATCAGAGAGGTCCACAGCGAGACCGGTCATATGGTACGAGCGTTTTGCGCTATTAGGCAATGAAGCATTAATAGCTGCCGGTCTAAACCCACTCGTCACTTCAACTTCATCAATACCTAATTCCGTTAAGAATTTATTAACAATATCTAACAATTTAATAGCATTAGCCTGAACTTCCGGTGTCCATTCCTCTGGATACTGTTTATCTCTCCCTTTAGTGTAATCTTCCATTGTAATCATTTCTTTAATACTCCAATTATCCTTTTGACAACTTTAACCATGTATCCGCAGATCCTACATTTCAGCCATGTGTTATCTTTAACGAATTCCATCCACGTAATAGTTTTACAAGACGGACATGATGTCTGGGATTGCTTACTTTCCATATTATAAGTTGTTAAACTATTAATTTCATTAGATTATTCTATATTTCAATTTTCAATAAGTTATCGATATTATTACAATTATTCTAGTTAACAACTTAATGTATGGATCTTTTCGTACGCTGAATGTCTCTAGTGGGATAAAAATGGGATCTAGCAAGTCTAGAATCACCGCAAAAGCAGCTGATACAATTTAAGTCCATACACAATTAAATACAGGAGTTTTAATGTCTAAAGTCGTCAAATTATTGCCAATGGCTTTATTTTGTCTTTATTTTAGTAAAGTTATGGTTCAATCACCCACAGCAATTGAAGCTAGTATTTTGGGAATTTTAGCAACTTTTGTTGCTTATCTTGAATATAAAAATAATGATAAGAAACTTGAAGCCATTGAAAAATCATTGATTGAATTCAAAGCTGATCTTGATTTTAAACAAAAAGAGATTGAAGGATTAAAGTCTACAACTACTGGTCTTAAAATGGCTTCAGGAATGAAATCAATGGGTAGTAGATAATGTCTGAAATAAGTAAGACGATACTCCAATATCGTCAATTAGAACAACTTCAGCAATATGCCATGGCACAGGAACAAACTATACTTCAAATTTCTAAGAAATTACAACGTATTGAAGAAGAACGTGATCATTTAAAGCAATTATTAGAAACCTCGGTGCCCTTAATTAAAACTTCTCCAGAAGGTGTGCAGCATTTTGCTGAAAATGATACCGAATATATTTGTAATATTGAAATTGGAAAACTTAAACAAAATTCTATAGTAAGAGAACTTACATTAGAAGAATCTCGTAAATTAGATACTTATTTCAAAATTTTAACCCAAATAAGATCTCGTCCTAATCTACAAGAAAAAGAAGTTAAGTCTCTTAGCAATGATGATCTTTTAAAATTAGTTGAAAATAATGATGACCGAACAAAGTAAAAAACAAGAAATACTTACAGCTAAGCATGAACTTTGGAGAAGGGGTTCGCTGTCTTTCAAGTTAGACGCCACTCAAAAAGGTTTATATAATCTTTTTTACGATTCTAATCATAAGATTATGACGTGGTTATTAAGTAGACGTCAAGGAAAAACTTATACACTTTGTATTTTAGCTTTAGAACAATGTATTAAATATCCTAACAGTATTGTGAAATTTATTTCACCAACTAAAATTCAAGTAAATAATAATGCTCGCCCCGTATTTAGACAGATCTTAGAAGATTGTCCAGAAGATATAAGACCTGAGTTTAGAAGTAAAGATTATATCTATTTCTTCCCTAATGGTTCTGAGATTCAATTAGCCGGATCAGACGCCGGCCATGCAGAAAAATTACGTGGTGGTGATTCCCATATTTGGTTTATTGATGAAGCAGGAAGTTGTAATGATCTAAATAATATTATTAAAAGCATTCTTTTACCTACAACTCTTATCACAAATGGTAAAGGAGTATTAGCTTCAACTCCTCCTAAAGAAGCTGATCATGAATTTCTTAAATGGATTGAAGATTGTCAGATGAAAGGTAGTCTTGTAAAGAAAACTATTGATGATAATCCCCGTATTACTGGTGAACAAAGAACTAATCTTATTGAAGAACTTGGTGGTATTAATACCGAGGAAGCTCGTCGTGAATTATTTTGTGAGATTATAAAGGATTCTACTACATCTGTTATACCTGAATTTGACGAAATAATGTCAAAAGAAATTGTAAAAGAATGGCCAAGACCTCCCTTTTTCGATGCTTATGAAGGCATGGATACTGGTGGTAAAGATTTCACAGTAGTAGTTTATGGTTATTATGATTTCCGTGCAGCTAAAATAATTATAGAAGATGAAACTATAATGGATTTTAGAAATAAAGATGAAACTATTTTATCTTTAGTTAAAAAAATAAATGAAAAAGAAAAGAAACTTTTTTGTAATCCAATTTCAGGCGAGTTTATTACTCCTTATAAAAGAGTTAGTGACGTTGATTATATTTTAACCCAAGAAATTTATAATCATAGTAAACAAATTTTACCCAAAGAACAAACTATTAATTTTGAAATAATTCATAAAGATCTTAATGAAGCAATGATTAATAATCTCAGAATTTTAATCAATAATAAAAAGATTATAATCAATCCTAGGTGCACCACTCTAATTAGACATTTAATGAATGCTCGATGGGATAAACAAAAAAAGAGATTTGCCCGAAGTGCAGACGATGGTCATTATGATGGGGTTGAAGCTTTAAAATATTTAGTTAGGTCTATTGAATTTAATAAGAATCCATACCCTGCTCATTACCAATTAAATACTCAAGCTCTTTTTATACGTGATCCTGAGAAATTTAATAATAATTCCAATAATCAAATAGAAGTATTTAAACGTCTATTTGGTGTAAAATCCAAAGGAAAATAATTATGACCGGTGACACTCAAACACAAAATGCTGAATACTTCGCAGCTAAGCCAGCAAAAGATGCTGCAGGTATTATTTTAGGTAAATCAGAAACCTTCTTTAATCTTTTAAGATCCAACCATTATCTTGAAAAACTTCAAAATATGTGGAGATTTTATCATGGATCTTATGTAAATGATTATGTTGGTGGTGGACATAGAGTTAATTTTACTGGTGAACAAGGTGAATTAGTACAAATCCCTATCAATCATTTTAGAAATATAGCTCAACATATTTATGTAATGATTACTTCAGCCAGGCCAGCAATGGAAGCTCGGGCTATTAATACTGATTATAAATCCTATGCCCAAACCTATCTAGCTAATCAAATTCTCGATTATTATATGAGAGAAAAGAAATTAGAAGATAGTTTAAAAAAGGCCACTGAACTAGCCATTGTATTAGGTCAAGGGTTTATTAAATTAGCTTGGAATGCAACGGCTGGTGAGATTTATGATGTTGACCCAGAAACTAATGAACCTATTAGAGAAGGTGAATTAGAATTTTCCACTTTAACTCCTTTTGATGTTGTAGTTGATGGAACTAAAGAATCTTGGAATAATGATTGGATCTTAACTAGAACCTGGATTAATAGATTTGATTTAATGGCTAAATACCCAGAATATGCCGATAAAATTAGATCATTACCCACAAAAACTCAAAGCACCACATATAGATTAGCTGTTTGGTCTAATGACGATACTGATGATATTCCCGTTTATGAGTTCTTCCATCGTCAAACTGAATCAATGCCCGATGGTCGGTATATGTTATTTCTCGATTCAGATGTTATCCTAATTGATACCAAAATGCCTTATAGATGTATTCCTGTCTTTAGGATCGTCCCTGGTGAGATCTTAGGTACCCCCTATGGTTATACTCCAATGTTTGATATTTTCCCCATCCAAGAGGGTATTAACTCGTTATACGGCACAATAATGACCAACCAGAACGCTTTTGGTGTGCAAAACGTATGGATACCCAGAGGTGCTGATATTGCTATCAGTAATCTCGAAGGGGCTATGAATATTATTGAATCAGCCCAAAAACCAGAAGCTCTTAATTTAACACAAACCCCCGCAGAAGTCTTTAAATTCTTAGATATGTTAATACAAGCAGCTGAAACTATTTCAGGTGTTAATAGTGTAGCTAGGGGAAATCCTGAAGCTTCATTAAAGTCTGGTACAGCACTAGCTCTTGTCCAATCTCAAGCTCTTCAGTTTATTTCAGGCCTTCAACAGAACTATGTCAAACTTGTAGAAGATGTTGGAACTGCTGTAATTCAAATCTTAAAAGACTTTGCTAATACTCCCAAAGTTATAACATTAGTTGGTAAAAATAATCGACCACTCCTTAAAGAATTTACCGGTGAGAAGATTTCAGCCATTAATCGTGTTGTAGTTGATATGGCTAATCCTCTTTCACATACAATAGCTGGTAGAGTTCAAATGGCCGAACAAATGATGCAAATGAAGATTATTAAAAATCCTCAACAATACTTCCAAGTTATTAATACCGGTAAAATGGAAGCAATGTATGAAGGTGAAGTTGATGATCTTTTATTAATTAAAAAAGAAAATGAAGAATTATTAGATGGTAAAAATCCATTAGTTTCTCCAATGGATAAACATAGTGTTCATATTGATGAACATTCTGCAGTATTGGCTGATCCTGATTTAAGAAATGATGCCGGACTTGTAAAGATTGTCATGGATCATATTGAAGCTCATATGAATGCTTTAAGAAATACTGATCCATCTCTACTACAAATGCGTGGGGAACAAGCATTACCTCCCTTACAACCAAATAATAATCCTCCTGGAGGACAGCCTAATGGTGCTCCACCTCAACAACCTCCTCAAGGTGCTGTACAAAATAGTCCAATACCTCAAGAAATGAATCCACAAGCTGGTAATACAGTTGCCGGACAATCAATGCAGGGTCCAGGCGTAACAAATGTTAATCCCGCTCAACCGAGTAAAGTACCTGCGGGACTTCTAAGTAATCCAGGGCTCCAACAAGCTGCAATGGGAAATGTAAAAGGATAATATGAGTGAACAAAATCCGTTTAGAAGTAACTTAGACCAGCAACAAATTTTTCAAAGAGCCTTTGATGAAGATACGGATCGTATTAGAGTAGATGCCGAATTAACAGCATCTATTATTGCTCCTCCAGGTCTTGAAGTTGCAATTAATGCTCATGATGATAATATTGCTATTAGAAATTCTAATAATAATAATGAACTTTTAATTAATCCGGATGGAAGTATAAATGTTACTGCGAGTGGCGGTAGTTCTGATACTAATTTAATTAAAATTGCAGGAACTGCAGTTTCAGTTAATAACGGCACTGCTGATGCCGGTACATTAAGAGTTGCAATAGCATCTAACAATACTCCATTTTCAGTTAATGCAGTACAATCGGGTGCTTGGACGGTTGGAGTTAATAATTTTCCAGCAACACAGGCTGTTACTCAATCTACTAGTCCTTGGGTTGTATCGGGAACTGTTACTGCCAATATTGGTACAACAGGTGGATTGG